GTTATTGACGTCATTGCCGGGGTTGTCAAAATTTTGAACGGCTTAATTCAAGGCGCAGTTGCTGGAATTAACGCCTTGATTAGTGCCTACAATGCAATTCCATTTTTGCCCAACGTGTCAAAAATTGCAGCACCAACAGTCAGCGTGCCAACAATAAAAACACCAACGGTTTCAACATCAATTCCAAACATTCCTACAGTTGACATGCCAACTGCAACTGACGGTGCTTTCAATGGGCTGGCAAAAGTGGTTGATTCTGCAAAAACTGCGACGGCTTACACTTCACAAGAAGCAAAAGATTTAGCAAACACGGTAAGCGGAACAAATTATTTTGCGGCGAAATATGGAACTACCAAAAAAACTGCGTTTGACCCTGACCGCGTAGGCATGACAGCAGGTGGCAACGCAGGCGGCACAATAATTAACTTGAACGTCAGCGGTGCAATTGACAAAGAAGGAACAGCCCGCACAATTGTTGAAACCTTGAACAATAGTTTCTATCGTGGCACGGGCGGTGCTGGTGCATTGGTTAGTTCATGACACAATGGAATCCAGTTTGGCAAGTTGAGATCGACGGCGTTGAGTACACCAGCGCAGTTTTGGCAAACCTTTCAATTCGCAGCGGTAGAACAAACATTTATGAGCAGGCGCAAGCAGGCTACGTCAACCTTCAGCTGCTGGACGTCAACCAATCCACAATCCCAGTTTCGATCAATTCGACAATCAGCGTTTCGGTCAAAGATACGGCAGGCGTATTTATTGCCATTTTTGGCGGCAACGTTGTTGACATTGCGTTGGAAGTTCGCGACGTGGGTTCAACCATGTACACGCAAACTTATTCAATCACGGCATTGGGCGCATTGGCGCGTTTGCCAAAGGCACTTACTAACGGGGTACTCTCAAAGGATTTTGACGGCGACCAAATTTCAACAATTCTGACCGATCTACTTTTGAACAACTGGTCGGAAGTTGCAGGGGCATTGACATGGGCTGCCTACGACCCAACCGAAACATGGGCAACGGCTGAAAACGTGGGACTTGGTGAGATTGATACACCAGGCGATTACGAATTGGCAGCACGCACGTCAAGCCGAACCGACGTCTATTCATTGGTTTCAGACTTAGCAACTTCAGGGCTTGGATATATTTATGAGGACGGGCAAGGTCGCATTTCCTATGCTGACGCCACGCACCGCAGTCAATACCTTTCAAACAACGGTTACGTCCAACTTACGGCAAACCAAGCCCGTGCCGCTGGACTGCGCACCGAAACCCGTGCGGGCGACGTACGCAACAACTTAACGATTAAATACAACGCCACCAGCAGTGCTGAACAGAGTGCCAGCGACGCAACCTCGATCAACACTTACGGCACACTTTCGCAGATCATTTCCACGACCTTGCACAATTCAGCCGACGCGACTGCACAAGCCAACTTTTATTTGGCACTACGAAAAGACCCGCAAGCAAACTTCAGCCAAATTACCTTTGACCTGACAAACCCTGAGTTGGACGATTCAGACCGCGACAACCTCATTGGCACGTTCATGGGGCAACCAGTGGCGATCAACGACCTACCCGCCAACATGGGCGGAATTTTTCAGGGTTTCGTCGAAGGCTTTTCGTTTCAGGCGTCATACAACCAAGTTTCAATTTCATTGATTTTGTCACCCGTGGCGTATTCATTGCAGGCACTTCAATGGAATGAAATTTCCAACACTTACACTTGGTCGGGCGTGTCGCCAACGCTTGACTGGGCACGTGCAACAATTATCACTTAACAAGGAGACGACCTATGACGAACCCGACCACCCCGTTTTCGTGGCAAATGCCACAATCGACCGATTTGGTCACGGACTTACCAGCTGACTTTGAAGTATTTGGTCAAGCCGTTGCAACTTCAATGGCAGATTTACTTGGTGGCACTACTGGTCAGGTATTGGCTAAGGCGTCAAACACCAATATGGATTTTTCATGGGTAACAACTGACGACGCAAATGCAATTCAGAACTCAATCGTGGATGCTAAAGGCGATCTAATTTCAGCAACTGCAAATGACACACCAGCAAGATTAGCAGTTGGCGCAAATAACACATTTTTGCGAGCAAATTCAGCCGAAGCAACAGGATTAGAGTACGCAGGTACTTACACAGCATTTACGCCAACATATAACAATATAACTATTGGAAACGGCACAAACACAGGTCGCTATTTAAGAATTGGTAACTTTGTACATGTAACGCAACAATTAACTTTTGGATCAACAACTTCAGTAACTGGGGCTGTAACCTCTAATTTTCCATTTACCGCATCATCTGCTTTGGGCGATCTGAATTTGGGTGGAATAACATTTTTAGACGCAGGAGTTAAAGGTTATACTGGTTTTGCTGCACTTGCCAGTACAGTCTTGTTTAATTTATTAGTTAGCGATTCAAGTACAACATATTTAGGCAACGTGAACATGGCGCCAACGGTTCCGCATACATGGGGCAATGGCGACAAAATATTTATCAACTACGTATATGAGGCGGCATAAAATGACATTTCAATTTAATCCACAATTTCCAGATGCAACTAATGACCAAAAATGGGAACAAATAAAGTTATGGCGTAATGCTGAACTTAATCGCACAGACTGGACAATGCACACAGATGCACCAACTGACAAAGTAGCATGGGCAACTTATCGTCAAGCATTGCGCGATTTACCAGCGCAAGGTGGTCAAGCCGACGCCGCAGAATTTCCGACCGCGCCATGATCTACCCGCAAGGCACTTCCGCTGCACTGATCGAAATTGCAAAGGCTGAAATTGGCACGATTGAAGAAGGCGACAACCTAACAAAGTACGGCAAATTCACAAAAGCTGACGGTTTGCCCTGGTGCGGTTCATTTGTCAATTGGTGCGCAGCGCAAGCAGGCGTCAAAATTCATTCAGTTGTTGGCACTGCAATTGGTGCGCATAAGTTTAAAGAAATCAACCGTTGGTCAAACATGCCGCAGTTAGGTTATTTGGCTTTCATGGATTTTCCAAACGATACGTTAGACCGCATTTCACACATTGGAATTGTTGTTGGTTTGATTGACGACAAAAATTGTGTGACGATCGAGGGCAACACCAGCGGCACGGGTGATCAACGCAATGGCGGCATGGTCATGGTCAAGGTTCGCAAGATCGGAACTGAAATTGTTGGGTTTGGAATTCCTAAGTTCGTTCCTTACAAGGGCGAATTTCCAACAGTAGAAATGCCAAAATCGGGAGCAACACCGACAAAGGAGAAAACAAAAAAATGGAACAAGCCAAAGCCTTAATCGCTTCATGGGCAAGATCGTTCATGGCAGCTGCTTTAGCCCTTTACATGGCGGGCGTACAAGACCCAAAGACACTTGCAATGGCAGGGGTCGCAGCGGTCGCACCAGTAATTTTGCGCTGGTTAAATCCGCAAGATAAGAGTTTCGGGTTAACGGGGAAGTAGCCCGAAAACTCACGGCAGCAGGGTTGGTTTGGGCACTTGCACTAATCCTGACTGCTTGTGGGTATCAGGGTTGGACACGTTATGAGTGCCAAGAATTTGAAAACTGGTCAAAGGCTGAATGTCAGCCGCCCGCGTGCGTCCCTACTGGAACATGCACTGACGACATACTTGGGTTCACAACAACACCGACCCACACGCCGTCGAACTCCTGAGGACGTACACGCGCAACTTATTTTGATCATTGGCACAACCCTTGCAGCAGTGTTTTTGGTCGTAACCGTTGGAATCACCTACGCGCTTATTTTCGTTACCCAGCCAATCGGGGCACAAGCACCCAACGACGCTGCGTTCATCGATCTATTGAAAACACTTGCCATTTTCTTGACTGGTTCATTGGGCGGCGTACTTGCTGGAAACGGGCTGAAATCCAAGTCAAAGGCAACAGACACGCCGACAAACACGCAAGGTTCTTGACGGCGCGTTGATCGTGCTTCACCCTATGTCTAGGTGGTAACACTTATCACCAAGAATCGGGAGAATTCAAATGGTACTTGATCTATTAGACCCCGCTACATTGGGGCGTTTGACCTTGTTGGCAATCTTGCTGATCATGGCGGCTGCGGTTGGATATGCAAGCGGCTTCAAGGACGGCAAGCGCGAAGGCATGGCACGACGTAAGGCAATCCGTCGCCACGCTTCAAGTAAGGAAATCAACTAATGGGGTTCCTAGATAACTACGAGGCTTCACGCGAACGCCAAGAACGCGGGTTGCACAATTACCCATTGGGGCGCATTGAAACACGCATTGTCGAATTCAGTGCGGAAAAGGGTTACGTTCTAGTTGAAGCCAAAGCGTTTCGAAACTATGACGACGTTTTGCCAGCAGGCATTGATTTTGCTCACGGCTACGTTGGCGCGTACCAACAAAACATGAAGCGTTGGTTCGTCGAGGACACAGTTACCAGTGCAATCATGCGCGTTCAGCAATTGGTTATGGGCGGGGCTGAACGCAGTACTAAAGAAATTATGGAACAGGTTGAAAGAGTTTCAGCCAAAGTTGCAAACGCTGAACCTGATTACTGGACAACCAAATTTGGTGATCTGCCTAGTTACAAAACAGCAGCTGAAGCCGAACAATCGGGTATCCCGTCACTGGGTTCTAGCATGGACGAAATTGCAAACAAGTTGGGCGGTCAATTAGTAGCCCAAGCACCACAGTGCAACCACGGTCACATGATTTGGAAAAAATCACATGACGGCGCACCTAAAACATGGGGCGGGTATTTCTGCACTGAACGCACAAAGGCAACACAGTGCGCACCTCGCTGGTACGTGTTAAGCAGTGACGGCACATGGAAGCCGCAGGTTTGATCATGACAAAAAACAAGTTATCAAACATGATTTTGGCGTTTGTCATTGTTGGTCTAATTTTTATGCTGGTGTGGTTATGAGTGAGTACATGGAAATTATCAACCCGCAAACCATGATGGGGAAACTGCTTCAAAATGGTGAGGTTGTTGCCGAATACAAAATGGAACAATGCGACAAGTGTTCACAACTGACAAAGTTGGACGCATTTGGCTATCAAAAAGGTTTTGGCAATCAAAAGGTCATTTGGTTTTGTAAGGACTGCCGATGAAAATGACATTGACACGGCAAGAGGAATTTACTTGCCACGACGCAGCAATTCACCTTGCAAAAGAAAACAAGGATTATTGGCAAACGCGGGCTGGTGGTTATTCAACCGACAAATCGCTACATGATCTCATTGCACAGGACGCACAAAGTATTGGCAGCGAATGGGTAGTTGCCAAATACTTGGGTTATGACTTCAAGCCGTTTGAACAAAAGGGGAAAGTCAAAGCCGACGTTGGCAGTCACTTTGAAGTGCGCTGGACAAAGTACGTTGCAGGGCAATTGATCGTTCACGAATATGACCGACCAACTGACGTTGCAATTCTTGTCACTGGTGAATCACCGCATTACTTCATTGCTGGTTGGATACCAATTGCAATTGCACAGAAACCACGTTATCGCCACAGCAAACAACCAAATTGGTGGGTTACACAAATCAACCTTCAGCCGATTGAGAATTTAAGGAAATCCAATTATGGAATCAATCCAGTTTGAATGTCGCAAATGCAAACGGATAACAAAGCAGCTGATTCACAAGATAACCGACAACCTGCCCGCTGGTGTGGAAGTGATTCAATGCACCAAGTGCGAAGTCATGGGGGTTGCACAGATAGGGGTTTCAAATGCCGATCTATGAGTTTAAATGCGCAGTGTGCCAAATCAGTGTTGAGGTGGATAAGTCAATCCACGAGGAACGAAACCCAATCTGCTGCGGTCAAAACATGAGCCGCACTTACTCAACCTTTGGCATTTCATTCAAGGGTAAAGGCTGGGGTCATCAATGAAAAGTTATACACAGGCGTTATGCACAAGGGTGCAAAACTTGTGGGACACGCCCAAAACCATGCGTAAAGTTATTCAACCCTTGACGGGGGGGTGTACGCTGGACGCATACAACAACACCATGAATTTAATGGGTAAAACAAAGAATGAAGTTCTTTCAAATAATCTTGAAAAGAAAAAGACAAATATAAAAAGGCTTCAATTGTTGGTGTTAATCACTGGCTTCAGCGCAACGATAGGTGCAAGCCCTGCC